AACGCCAGTAGGGTAATCCCTACCAGCGCCACAAAGATTGCGTATAAATCGTTCTTTTTCATTTAGAATGGTAATACGTCATTTTTAAAATTGCTCTTATCTACGGGCTTAAAATTAGCCTCGTTTTTATTTGCCACTTGTACTGGCTTCCAATCGTCTACCTCCAAGTAATGTGTTGGCTTTCCTTCGACCTTTTCTTGCTTTTCCTTTAATACTAGGTTTACCCATTCACAATCGTTGTCGTTTAGGTATTTCAAAAGGTTTTCCAAGTCTTTTCTTGACTGGCTTACTTTCCACATTTCACCAAACTTGGTTTGAATTTTCTTTGCGTTACCGCCATAAACTTTGCTCATAATGTTAATTGGTTGTTTAATTGATTGTATTGTTCTATTGCTTTAAATATTTGAAAAACTACTTGAGGGACGATTGCGTTTCCTCCAGCTTTGATTGATTCGTTTCTCCATTTAGAAAAGGTAATTCCGTCCAATCTACTGGAAAGCCCATCATTTCCATCACAAATTGGGGAGACAGTTGGGAAGTTTTGCCAGGCGTTCCATTTGTTAATCCGTGCATTTGATTTACCAAAGAAGTTCCGTATTGCAATTTTTCCGTCGGTCTTGTTACTCCTCCATTCTTGTCCGAAGCTGTCGGAGTGTTTAACATCCCCTGAAACATTATTGCATCCAATATACTGTTTGGTCGATTCTCTCCGTTGTTCCTGCTTTGCATTGTTGTCGCTCCTGTCGCAATTAAAGCTTCTACTCTTTCCGGGTGATTCCTTTGAACTGCTGTCGGAGTTGGTAACATTTGATTCCTTGCCATTTTCTGCAATCCATTCTGATTCCTTTTCCCTGTATTCTTTTCGGGACTGTCCGAAGCCATTGGAGTCGGTAACATTTTGTAACCCATTACAATGTCTGTCAGACAAGCCCCATAACCCTCCGAAGTTCTTCCTGGTTCGTGCGCTCTCGGAGTAGGCCACAAACCAAATTCTGTCCCTTCTATGTGGTGCATTGACGGCACAAGCTGGAAGTAAAAACGGTGTGACTTCGTAGCCCTCAGCTTCCAAATCAGCTTGCACTTCGTCGAATACCAACCCTCCATTCCAATTAGTAAGCCCGCGAACGTTTTCGCCCACGACGTAGCTCGGTTGAATCTCTCGAATTGCTCTAAGCATTTCGGGCCATAAATGGCGCTCATCCTCTTTTCCGAGTCGCTTACCAGCGGATGAGTATGGCTGGCAAGGGAATCCGCCTGTAAGGATGTCAATTGTTCCTCGGTGAATAGTGAAATCTGTCTTGGTGATATCATTATAAGTTATTGCTTTAGGCCAATAATATTTTAAAAGTTTTTGTCCGAATTCATTCCATTCGCAATGGAAAACGTTTTCCCATCCCATCCACTCAGATGCTAAATCAAAGCCTCCAATTCCGCTAAATAAAGAGCCGTGCCTCATATCAGCTTATCTAAATTTTTATTCTCTTTAATCGCGTCCAAAATAAACAATTTCCAAATCTTATTCTTTGTTTTAGCCCCAACTGTTGATTCTTCAACGTATCGCCTTGTTAATCTTAATTCCTTACGCACGTCGCTTTCTAATTCTTCAACGTTAAACTCCCAAGGTTTTAAAATGCCTTTTTCTTGGAATCTGTTAAACCAATAAACTCCCCATTCCGCAATGTGTCTGCAAGTTCCAGTTTCTTTGGCGTGCTGGTAATTCTCGCGAAACGTTTGGCGTCCAATTTCCTTCCAATGTTCAATTTCTTCGTTGGTATATTCTCGCTCTTTATTATTTAGCGCTTGGACTTCTTGCACGATTTGGCTTTGGTGATGCGCGTAGTATTGATTTATCCAAACGCTCACAGTCTTTTCGTTAACGTGGTAAAAGTCGCCATATTGGCCTCTCATTCCAGCGTGTAAAATGTAGTCAACTCTCGCGTCGGTCATCCAGCCAAAACTACCAAACAACTTGCTAAGGCAAGCCAGCAATTCGTTGGCTTCTTCTTTTTTGTATTCTTTGAATTGCTTTAGACCGCAAACAAATTCCATTTTGCGGAGGTGCGTTAAAATAATCTCATTCATTGTTCAATTGTTTTTGTCGTTGTAAATCCTCGTAAAGTTCATCGAAAACGTTTCGACTTTTTCCTTCATTTTTTGGGATTGGATTTCCTTTTTTTACCCAATTAAAAAAATGCTTTTTTGCTAAGTCTTCAGTTTCTTTTAAATCAGCTTTTAAAATGCATTCCTGTCTAAATGTATTCAAATGGTTTTGCACGTCTTTGTAATCAGCTTTAAAAGTTAATGCTAATCCTTCTAGCCATATTTTACTATTCCACAATTCGCGAAAAATTTGATTATGCGTTTCTTCATTAACTTCATAAATATTTATGATTTCATTACCATTTACATTAACATTACCATTTACATTATCATTTACATTAACATTACCATTTACATTAACAGCTAGTTTTGCTAAGTCATTTCTAGCATTGCTAGGATTTGCTAAGTCATTTCTAGCATTGCTAGCTTTTGCTAAACCTCCCTTTTTTCCAGCCTCAGACCTTAATTGTTTTTTTTCGTCCCAAATCTTTAAATCTCTTTTTAACTGCGTCTTTATTGGGATAAATGAAAGCTTCACATATTTATCGTCCGTTTCAGGATTTTCGTCATTTACATAGCTGAAAATATGTTTTATCAATTTTCCAGCTTGTTCGTCGGTTAGCTCTTCAAAGATTTCTCTTTGGTCTGTATACAGTACAAATGATTTTTTACCTTCCATAAAATGAAAAAGCCCAACAGGTGAGAGTCTGTCGGGCGGTTAGGTATTAACCTATGGAATTATTCTTGCCTCTCACCTCAGGAATAATTCGTTTTATTTATACAAATATAATTGTTTTTAACTTATCCAACTAGATTGCGCTTCCTTAGTTGAGAATAAATTACACCGTATGCTCGGCCAAGTTCGATTGCAATTACTTTAATTGGCTTTCGGTCTTGCCAGCCTTCAAAGATTAAATCCTTTTCCTCGTCACTTATTTTCCGCCTTTTCATAATCGTTTAGAATTTGTTCTACTGCGTTTAAGCAGTCGTTGAATACCCTACCCCCCCTATCTATTGAATTGTGCAAACGTTCAAATAAAGTCACGAATTCGTGAAATTGCTTAATCGTTGCCTCGCCTCCGTCGTAGTTTTCCAAGAATCTAAACGCCTCTGACGACTTGCGTTTTAAGGCGTTAATCATATTCTTATGTTTGGTTTTTAGGTCGCCGTCGAACGCTTTTAACATTGTCACGTCTTCGTAATAATCCAACATAATTTCTTGGAGGGCCAAGTAAACCAAGTACTTTTGCGTTGACCTATAATTAAGCTCCAATATTATTTCTTCTTTTGTCATACCAAATCTTTTATTTTAACAAGTACTCCAATGCTGGTATTATTGTCGCCTCCCTTTACGTTTGGCCTTGCTTTACCTTCATTTACTAATTGTTTAACCAGCGTTTTTAATTCGTCTGTTTTAATTACAATTGCTTTAAATTCTGCGATTTTGTAAACCCAATAATCGGCTTGCGTTGTGGCTATTCCTGAGGGCTTCCCTCGGCTTTGGTATTCGATGTAAATATTTCCAGTCCTTGCGGATAAACGGTCTGTTTTAACCTCAAATTTGGAATTACTTACAACGTTATGAAACCAAGTTTCACCCTCAACAATACCATACTCTAAGTCGTATCTAAAATCGCTATTAAATTCCACGTTTTAGAATATAGCGTGCCACTCGTTTGCCGTTATCAAGCGTTACCATATCGGTTACAATGTTCAAACCTTTGTCTCTAAGGTCTGAAATTCTAGCGGCAAGCCTAAAACATCCAAACTGGGTTAAAGCTTCTAGCTGGGTCAATGAATATCCATTTAAAAGCCATCCCTTAATTAGCGCGTTTTGTGAGTCAGTTGATTCCATTTTTCTTCAATTAATAAAGTTTGAAAATAAATACTTGCCTTATTGTACTCTTCTATAAACTCTTGCTCAGTAATTTGAATAAGTTCTTGTTTAACTTGTGCGTCGTGCCAGCGGCTTGAAGACCAAGTAATTTGGCCAATCGCAATTTCGGGATAAACTAAAAGCTGGTTGTCTAGCTTAGATTTTACAAATAGGTAATTCTCATCGTTCAAAATCATATGGTAATGATGAGCAATTTTAAAATACTTTGGAACAGTAAACTCGGTTTCCAAAAGGGCAGTTGTTTTAATTTTAATCGTTTCCATAGGTGTTGTTTTAAGGTGTTACAATAATTTAAGTCCTAGCAAATAGCCCAGCGCAAAGATTGGCGCAAAGGCAAAAATGATGTAAAGGATTTTTCCGATTACTTTAGTTGCTTTTTTCATTGGTGTTTTGGTTTAAAGTTTAGCAATATTAAAACTAATCTAAGAAATAAAAAAGATTTTATACTTTTTTCTCAATCATATTTTTTGCCTCGGCAACATCCAACAAGCGTTTTACCTTTCTAAATTCCAAGTTTTGGTCTTCTGCTATTTCTCGGCAATCGTAACCGTATGTTGCCAGCGTTAGAATTCTGCTAATTTGGTGGTCGGTCAAAAGGTTAAAAATGTTTTCATTCATTAACTTTCGAGGGTGGATTTCGTGAAGCTTCATTTTTGTGTAAAGTAGGTAACCAACTTTTTGGTCGTCTAAGCCAAGCGTTTTGGCTATCTTTTTACGGGTTAGTCCCTGTAAATACAAAGACTTTATTTTTTCCATTATTTCGCAAGTTTCCATAGCCTTTCAAATGTTTCGTTAAATGGTAGCTTTTCAGTTTGGTAAGTAGACTTTATGCCTTTTGGTGCGAGGTCGCCTGGGCGCTCAATTTCTTTGTTTAAATAGGTGTGCTTTCTCATTTGATTTCATATGTTTCGTTATAAAATATTTCACCTGTTTTCCCTGTTTGATAATCCTTTTTAAATCCTAAATCAAATCCTTCGCACATTCCTGAATCGTAGGCATTAACAATTTGTTTTATTTCCTTTTTCTTAGCCTCTTTTAAAATCATTTGCCAAGTAAATTTGTCTTTTGGTATTCCCCAAAGTTTTTCAAATAGGTAATCAACTGCCGTTTTTTTCATTTGATTTGTAGGTTAAAGTTTTCGATTAGACGAGCGCCAAAGACATTCTCGCCGCGTTTGATTGCTTCTTTGATTGCTACTTTGTCGGCGGTTACTACGTTTTTAACGTTTAAATACTGGCTTGGTAATGCCTCCACAATATCAACCTCTACCGCTTCGCTGCGACGTGTAGAAAGCTTAAATAAAGGACTTTCTATTTTGTCGATACCACTTACCAGCATTGCGTTTTTTACCGCGTCCTTTAGCCTTGTAATGGCTCGCTCTTTGCTTTCTTTCATTGCCTTCAAACGCTTTATTTCGTTGTCGATTGCATCCGAATCGCTTTGAATATTTGCGATTACCTTGGCATAATTGCCAGCCTTGGCTTGGAGTTGTTCTTGGTTAATAACCAGCATTTGCTCCAGCTCAGGTGTCAATTCTTCGGTTTCCAATAGGGACGCTAATTCGAGCGCGTCCCTGGTTATTTCGTATAAACTTGCCATTAAAGTAGTCCGTCTAAAGTGTCCAATTGTTCCTGTGTTAATTCGTATTTTACCAAAGCCTCTTTGGCTTGCTTGCGTTGCGCGTCGGTTCCGTTTAGGTATCTAACCAAATAAGCGAATTGCTCGTCGGTTGGCTTGGTCTTGGTAACCGCTGGCGCTTTGCCGTGGTCGTTTGTCGAATCGGGGTCTTTGGTGTCGTCAATTAGAAACAAGCCGTTTAAAGCGTATTTACGAGCGTATGAGCTAGACGAGCCAAACGATTGTGCAATGTCCATTCCTTTGCGGTTAATGTCGATTCCAGCTTGCGCCGTTACCGCTCGGCCTTCCATATCCTTTTGAATTGCCGCAGTAGCTTCGATAAAAACAATTCCTCCAACTTCTTTTACTTCGTCCTCAATAGTCAAGGTGCATTCGTATTTCAAAAGCAAAGGTTTGACCGCCTCCAAAATATCTTCGACTGAGCGGTACTTATACTTCCCAAAGGAATTGTACTGGTTTTTTGGAGCTTTTAACTCCGCTTGGATTGCAATTAATTCTTTCATAGGTGTTTAGTTGTTTAAAGGTTGCGTTCAATTTCAATTTCTAACTCTGCCAAAATGCTTGGCGTTGGTTTTACCTCAATTACCTCATAGGTTTTCTCGTGGTTATAAGATAGGCTCGCGGTGTGGTCAATTGTCACCTCTGTTTCGCCAAATGCTGGTGCCCATTCGCTTTCATCTTCGCCCCAGTTGGAAACCGTGTAATCGCCTTGCCAATAGTATGTTTTACCCTCATAGGTAAATTCTATTTCTTGGTCGTAATAAGTTTCTTGCTCGTAGTTCATTTTTTTTAGGGTTTAAAGTAAAGCCCCGAAGGGGTGTATTAGCTGTAAAATTCTTTTATGTATTCCGAAAAAGATTCATTCGTTCTAATCGCCTTTTTTTGTAGCCATGCCTTGTAATTAATTAAAGAATTAATGTCAACGCTGCCATACTTGTTTTTAAATTTTAGATTTTTCATAGTGGGTTTTGGTTAGATGTCCTTGTTTGATGAATCAAATATCTAACAAAAAAATTAGATTCCAAAATATTTCTAACTTTTTTTTCAACAAAAGTGAATATTTTTTTTTCGTCTCAGTTTTTATGCTTTTAACTTGCGTATGGAACAAGCGGAAATTTTAAACCCATTTGGCTACCTGATAGCATCCAAAGTGCTAGATGAAAATAGAAAGCCAGCGGATTGGTGGTTACAATATTTAGAGTTTAACGAGGCCGTTGCTGAAAACGAATTTTACGTTTTGTTTGCAGACGGCTTGCTAGTTAAAAAAGGCAAATCAAAATTTAAATCCAGCCAATATGTTAAAGGCGAAAAGTACTTGGACTTTAAGACGTTTTACAACCAAGCGAAATCTGAAAAAGACGCCAACGATGTTTGGATTATTTATGGTGATAATTTGTTTTATTAAAATTTTATTTAATGCACAATAATTTATTTGCAGTTCAAGTAACGCAAGCATTGGACGAAATTCGCGACTTGCTTATTGCCAAAAATCTTAAATATGGTAACTCGGCGCTGGAGCCCTTAGGCGTATTCAGTCAGTTGTCCGCAAAGGACGGACTACTGGTTCGAATCGACGATAAGTTAAAGCGAATTAAAAATGGTAGCTTAGAGCGCGACGATGAGGACGTTGTAAACGATTTAATTGGCTATCTAATACTTTTAAAGATTAGCGGATAACATTAAAGAATTTTTACAAAAAAGACATTAATTGTAAAATATGCCTGACATCGCAAAATGCCGTGGGACTAATTGCCCATTTAAAGAAACTTGTTACCGCTACACTTCAGAGCCAAGCGATTGGCAAAGCTATTTTTCAGTTCCTCCTATTAAGGATGGAAAATGCGAAATGTACTGGGGTGATTTAAGCGAAGGTATTTGGGTTCAGCTCCAAAATATTGTAAAGCCTAAATAAGTAACTCGGAAAATATCCGAATTAAAATAACTTTTTAGCCACCCCGATTTGGTGAACTCGTTGCAATGGTTCGAATTGATACGAAAAAAGGTATTTGTTATCTAAGTAGGCAACTTTAGCATTTGGTTGTAATAACGAGCTAACACCAACACCTAAGTAAATTCCTTTGGGTTTAACGACAATTGTCTCGGTTTTTGTTTCGGTTATTGTATTCGTAACGACTGGCAATTTATAATCGTTCGTGGCGGTCATTTTTAGGACTTCTCCGAGGACTTCACCGCTCACGCTTGTACTACCATTGTCAAAAGGAAAAGACGTCTCAAAACGGCTAATTTTAGGCTTAAAATTGATTAGCACCGTATCTCGTAAAACTTGGGTTTTTATCTTTGTTTTAGGGATGTATACCGTGTCCTTAATTTCAACAAGCAAAGTGTCCGTTTTTGTCACGGTTTCATACTTATAAACCGTCTCTTGCTCAGGCCTTGGATAAATGACAAAAGTTAAAACAACGCCTATTAAAAAGGCAATTGTTGCAATTCTTATTCGTTCGTTATCCAGTAGTTCCCTCATTATATTTTGCCAAAAGTTCTGTTTTGATTAGCAATTGTAAAGCCAAGCCAAATTTCTTTTAATATTTTTTTCATTTTTTCTCTCTGAATTGAACGTAACATACAACCAACCTTTGTTCCATTTTTGGGAACTCTCTTGACATTACTGGGTCGGCTACGCATCGACCTACAAAGTCGCTTTGGCTTTCGGCTGGTTTTGGCTTTGGTAATGGCATTATTGTTCGATAAATAAATTGTCTTGCTCTAATATTTTTCTCAGTTCCGCGCGGCACCACTTATAAGCTTGGTAAGTTTCGTCCGACAATTCCTTGTATTTCATTTCCGACCTTAACAACTGGTCAAAATCCCAAATGGCACTTTTATAATTATGGCCGTTTATAGCGGATTGAAAATCGGTATTGTCTTCGGGCAAATCAAATTCGAGTGTTGCTTTCATTTTACAAGGTGTTTATATTCTGCAATTGCGTCAAAACAAGGACAAGCTTTATTTTGGTGAGGGAAATCGCGATGTCCTTGGATAACTAGCTTTTTATTGTCCGACCAAGCAATTACCTCATTAATACAATCAATAATTGCCTTCTTTTGCGCCTCGGTTCGGTTGTCAAATCCTTTGCCTTTTTTATCAATTCCTCCAATGTATGAAATGTGTACGCTCACTTGGTTAAATCCTTTAACTCCGTTTGCAATCAAGTTAAAATCGAGTAAACGATGTACTTTCCCAGCCGCGTCGATAAGCAAATGATAACCTGGGTTTTTCCAGCCTAAATGATTTCTCCAATAGCGCAAAATAGCCTCAGGGGTTGCGCTTTGCTGGCTTGCCGTGCAATGGATTGCTATAAATTGGATTCGTCGTTTCATACTACAAAGATAGTAAAAGGTTTAAAGTTCCATCATCACGTTAAATGGTAGCTTTCCGTAATCAAGGGTTACACCAACACCAATCGCTGGCTTTTTACCAGCTTTTGCGTAGGTCATTGCATAGCTTTCTCGGTCTATTCCGCAACCTACTTGCTTGCCAAATATTTTAAAGTTTTTACCAACTACAAAATTGGTGTAAGCCTCGGTATGTCGGTGGCCTTGTACGGTACTAATTAAATCCGCCTTGGCTCTAGCTATTGCGCCGCCACCTTCGCCGTGAACGTAAAGAACGTCGTTTAAAACGTGTTCCTCCATAAAGTTCCAACCTGGCGTTTCCAATACTTCTTTATAGCTTTTTATCCACCTTTTAGAAATTCCAGCGGTAAAAGCTTTTCGCATAACTAATCGGTCGTGGTTTCCAATAATTACAACCGCATCGGGAAAAGCATCGCGCCATTTATGGATTCTTTCAATTGCAATATTTAACTCATCAACCGCGCTCATTCCATCGGGGTCGGTTTCGTGGTAACTAGCGTAATGATTGTCGATTACGTCACCCAAGAAAACAACCTTTTCGCATTTGTAACGATTCTTTTGTTCAATGCAAAAGCCCAAATAATCGTCGAGGCAAAAAGGTTCATGTAGGTCACCTATTTCGAGTACCCCACCCCCCCCATTAGCGTTTCTGAGTCCTTGGCTACTTTCCCATTCCGCTCGG